GTAACACTTCTAACGATTATTATGCTAGACCTTGGGCTACATCTATTGTATTTAAGGTTGACGGAAATAACTCTAATCAATATATTTGGAATAGTGGTGAAGGTACAAGTTCTTCTCAGGATAATATTTATCTAAGAGTTGATGCTAGCAACGATTTATACTTCGGTTGGGGTAGAAACGGAGTTAACTCTGTTCCTGATAGGAATGAGTGTAAGATTGCTACTGCAGTATCTACATCTGATTGGTATGGAGTATACATAACTAGTACTGGTGAAAGACTAAGTGCTGGTGATGCTACTGCTGCTAACTTAGCT